TGTCCTGGATGTCCCGCAAATGCCGCAGCAGGTGCAGCTCGTCGTTATCCATCGGGTTCACGTGGATGTCGTCGCCGTGTAGCAACATCGTGTACTCTTCTTTCGGATTCACCGGCAAATCGTCGTTTGCCGGCTCCGGCACCAGCGACTCGAACTCCGGATCCCCCAGCGCCTCGTGCGCGTCCTTCGTCACCTTCCACAGCGCGGACGGGTTGTTCATGATCAGCGGATTCTGCAAATCCAGCTGATACCGCGCCAGCGACTTCTCCTTGTCCGCCTCGCGCGAATACACGTTGGTCGCGAAGGTCAGCGCGAAATCGTACCGCCCGTCCCGGTCCCGCTTCTCCAGCATCGACCCGCCATCGTTCACCGGAAACAGCCCGCCGGCGTCGTCTTCCGTCACCCGGAAAAACGTCTGCTTCGGCGAGAACATGTACTCCAGCAGCCAGAAGTGATTCAGCATGGCGCTCATGTCGTCGCGCAGCCCCAGCGTCACCAGCGCCTGCCTCACACTCGATTCGGCCGAGATCATCTGCGCCTGCCCCAGCGTCCGCGGCTGATTCGGACGGTCGCTCTGCCTCCCCAGGGTGTTGTCGGTCAGCGCGCCCAGCCGCTCGCCCATGGCTAAGATGTCCAGGCCCCGCTTCTCGAAGAACTCCAGGTTCGACGTCAGCTCGATCACCCGCACGTCCTGCTGCGGATTGTCGCAGCGGATCATCATATTCGGCGTGATCTCCACCTGCTCTTTGTCCAGGTCCGCGCTCGATCCCGGCCGGCACGCGATAATCGGGCCCGCGGCCTTCTCGCCCGCCGCCGTCCCCAGGTTGTAATTCTGCCGCAGCTCGTCTTCCAGGTCGATCAGCATCTTCGACAGCCCCGGCGACCAGTACGTCCCGTCGTTGAGGTACGACGACTCCAGCAGCGGCCGCCGGTGCGGCAATTGCGGATACACCTTGGCCAGGTCCTGCACGCCCGCCGGCAAATTCAGATCCAGGATGTAGCGCACCACCAGGTCGCACTGCAGCGCTTCCCGCCTCTGCAGATCGCTCTCGTCCCCGTCGTCTTCCTGATCCAGCAGCATCCGCCACTTGCCGTACCACTCCAGCATCAGCAGCGTCGGCCCCGCCGACAGCGGCGCGTTCATGTCCACGCCCGAGGCCTCGTCCGCTTCCAGCTTCGTCTCGTCCCCCTGCGGTTCGCGTTGCCGCCTGGTCGGATTCACGATCTGCTCGAAATTCTCCTCCACCACGTCCCTGCGGTAGATCTTCTTTTCCACGCCGTTCAGAAAATCGTCAGGCGACGCCCGGTACTTGCGAATCACAAAACTGAAATCGTGGATGGTCTCGACCTCTTCCGCCGGCACGATCAGATCGTCCGGCCACAGCGGAATGAAGTCGGGCCCCTCGTAGTCGACCACTTCTTTTTTCCCGACCTTGTACGTCTTCCGCACCCACGGGGAGTAGGCGAACGACTTCCCGAATTTCACCCGCCGCATGATGAACGTGCAGAGCCGCTTGGTCAGCTTCATCGACTTGAACACGCGCCAGGTCATGTACAGCCCGACCTTCTTCACCCGCTTGTAGTCCGACGCGCCCACCGGCTCCGCCACGATCTGCGCATCGTCCCCGAACAGCGAATCCGCGTCTTTCGACGTCTGCCCCAGCACGTTCCACCGTATGTACGGCACCGGCAGATTCGACTCCGTCTCCTGCCCCGCTTGCGGCAGATCCGGCGTCCCTTCCCACCGCCGCTCATACTCGGCCCACCGCACCATCCGCAGATTGTGATCCGCCAGCGCGTTGCGATAGTCCGTCAGAACACGAGTCCCCAACCGCCCCAGCTCCGTCTCGCTCAGCTCCAGCTGCTCCGCCGCTTTTGGTTTCCGTGCCATGAACGTTTAAACGTGCGCGATCAACTCGTACAACACGACCCCGCAAACGAACCCCGCGACCAGTAGCAGGAGCAGCGCCCTGTGAGCAGCCCACCCGCACAAGCGCCCCCGCAACGATTTCCGATACGCGCCGGGTTCCCAATACCAGCGCCGCCAAACGTGCCGCACGCCCGCGCTCTCGTAATGCGGCCCCGAGGTGCGGAACATCAGGCCCCCAGCCACGCGCTTGAAGATTGTGGGCGGCCCCGCCATCACACAGTCCGGAGCTTGCGGCCGGACCGGCTGATACACCGGCGCGTCGCCGCCCATCGAGTACTCGTCGTTCATTGGATCCTGTCGCCTCCCAGTGGCTTGATGTGCTCGTGAAAGTACGACCCCACCGACGGCGCGCTCACAAACGCCTTGTGTTCCGCCGCCGAAACGCCCGGGTACTTCCACACGTCGCCCGAGTGAAACTCCACGTGCACCTCGTTGGTCTTCGGATCGTGCCCCACGCTCCTGATGTTCGAGCTCCGCACCGCCTTGCGGGTGATATTCATGACGCCTTTTTTCCTTGCCCTTTCCGCCCGCTTCCGCTCCCGGTTGGCCGCCCGCACCCTCTCCAGGTGCGCGTAATAGAAGGCCCGGCTTTCATCCGCGTCCGTCGCGAATCGCGGGACCACGAACTTTGTCACGCGCGCCCGCATCGCCGCCTCTTCCTCCGCGATCCGCCGCTCCCGGCTCCGGGTCGTCCTCACGACAGGCCCATCTTGATCAGCAACTCGAACCGCGGCCCCAGGTCCCACACCGCCATGAAGTAGTGCCGTGCGCACGATTCGTGACAACACGGATACCCCAGCCCCGCCAGCTTCCAGGTCATCACCCGATTTGCGTCAGCGATCTCAGTCCGACGCGCTCCGACGTTGCGCACAGCGCGTACTTCTTCCCGGCTGCTTTCTTCAGCACGCCCACCGGCACCGTCGCGATCTTCAAAAATTTCACCTGCCCCAGAACCTTCCACACCTTGTCGACATGCACCGTAGTCTTCAGCGCCCGCGCGCTCACCAGGTAAGCCGCCTTCTCGCCCCGCGCCACAAACGAAGCCGAGGCCTCCGCCTTCCCGTACCACCCCAGCACCGCTGCCCGGATCACCGCCGCCCGAGCCTCCTTCGAAGCCACGCGCGCCGAATACTCCGCCTCCGCCTCCGCCAGTTCTTTGTCCAGCCCCGCCAACTCGTCCACCAGCCGCTTCTTATGCTGGCTACTGGCTACCGGCTGCTGGCTGCTTCCACTCAGAACGCCCCCGCCTTCATGACGTTGCTCGTGCCCGGCCGCGCCTCCGGCAGATTCTCCAACGGCTGCGCGAATCCCGGCTCGAGTATCGGAGGCTTCAGCGGCGCCGGAACGAACTGCGGCCGCGCCGGAGTCGGCGCCTGCAGCTTCGAGACCCCCTGAAAATACTCATCCAGCGGAAACAGAGCGTACGGCTCCAGCTCGCGAAAGACTCTTCCCAGCCGCTGCTCTATCCGGTACACCGCGTGAAAGAAGTTCCCGCGATCCATCTTTAGCTGCCGGCAGCACAGCTTCCAATCCGCGCCCAGCAGGAAGTGATATCGAAACAGCTTGCCTTCATACTCAGTCAGCGTCCGCATCGCCACCAGCGTGAAGTCCGCGATGTACTCTTCGTCCTTGCGTCCCCACGTCGACGGCCGCGAGCGCCCGTGGAACGCCGACGTCGACACCCTGCTCATGTACTTTTCCTGCGTCGCCACCCGGATAAACCGCATGTAGCAGGCCCTGAAAATCGCGCGCAGAACGCAGTTGCACGGTTCCAGCTTTTTGCGCCCCAGCCTTAGCCCGGACCCATGGCAATGAATGCACTTCACGTACGCCAGCGCTAGTGTCTCCGATCGCGTCCAGTCCATCAGGAGCCTGATTTCGGAGTCGCCACCGCGCCCGCGATCGAGTGCGTGATGCCGGCGATGTCCGCGACAATCGTCTGATTCAGTTGCATCGCCGCGGTGACGAAGGCCTGGCCCGCCGGCGTCGAGCAAAAATTGAAGAACGCGGTCGCCGTGTTCGCGAGTGCAGTTACAGGGTCCATCAGAATCTCAGGAGTCTCCCTCTCCTCTGATCCTCCTGTCGGCTTTTCCCATAGGTCCGTATGCCCTCACTCGCCGCCGGCGTCACCTGCTTGATTCCCGCGAGCCTCATATCCACCGGCGGATGCTGCAGCCCGGCCACCACTCCCACCGACGCGAACACTTCGTCGTCGTGACAATTGTCCTGGTGCTCCGCCCGGCCGTTGCTCTTCACGACGAACGTGTAGTGCTCGCTGATCGTGTTCGGGTCGTGCATGATGTAGCCCATGCTGCGGATCTCCCGGTCCAGCGCCGAGATCATCTGCTGCCTGGTCACCACGTTGCTCTTCCACCCCAGCAATTGCAGCGAAGTGCCGGCCCTGCCCGAAAACTGTTCGTCCGGTTGCGGATGCCGGTGATGGATCAGCGCCGGCACCACTCCATACCGCAGCAGCCCCTCGATGTAGGCGATCCCCGGCCCGTTCGCCTCCGGCACAATGAACGCCCAGTTGTACCAGCGCAGCACCGCCGCGCTGTACTCCGCGAACAGGTCGGGCTCGAAGCGCCCGCGTAGCTTCGCCACTTGCTCGCCGGTGTCGGCGTCCGCGATGATGAGCACGCTCCAGTCGGGATCTGTCCCGCCAATCGTCCCATCGCCCACGTCGATGCCCTCGGCGACATCCGCGCCCGCGACGTAGCGGCGGTTCGGCGCCGGTCTCTTGTAAACGACGAGCGGTCCCCGCGCCTGTGGCTCAAATACGAGTGCTCTGCGCGGGCCCGGATCCTCCGCCAGCATCCCGCAAGCCGCGTCGGCAATGATCGGCATCTTCGCGAGCTGCTTATGCTGGAACCTCGGCCGCCCCGAATATAAAAACGCCTCTTCCGCGGTCGATGGATACTCCTGATGGAACATCTCCACCGACCCTTCGCACTTGTCCTTGATCGCAAACCGCCGCCACGCGAGCTGCTCCAGACTCAGCCCGTGCGTCCGCGCCAGGTCACCTTCGGTTTGCGTGAGAGTCGACTGAAACCGCGCTCGATGCTCCGGCGTGTCGAATGCCTTCACATACTCGGGATGCTCCCACCACGCGAAAAAGACGAACTGCCACTCCGTCCCCGAAGTTGAGTCCATCGCACTCAGGCAGTCCTGGTGAAACGGATTCCCCACTCCGTTCGCCGTCGACTCCTTCACGATCATCGTGTCGACGTCGTCCGGTACCGAATTCAGCAGCCCCGCGCCGATCCTCCGCGCATTCGGATAGTAGGCGTACTCGCTCAGTTGCAGGTACCGGATGCTGAAGGCTCTGCCGGCGTCCAGATTGCGAGCCGTCTCAATCTCGATCGAGGACCCGTTCGCGTACTCGATCGCCCCGCGCATGCCCGGCTTCCGGACCGCGTGCGGCAGCTCCACCACGCCGGCGAACGGCTGATACATGCGATGAAAATCGCGGTGATAATTCCAGATCTGCCGGGCCGCCTTCAACGTGTGCGCCACCACCAGCCCGCTCTGGCCGGCGTTGAACGGTATGTCGTGAAAGAACTCCGCCGCCACCGCCGCCGAAACCATCACCCGCCGCGGCTTCAGATAGATGATGCGGACCGGCTTGCGCGCCTCGCGCTGTTTCTGAATCGCCTGGTGCAGCTTCAGCTGCGCCGGCTGCAACAGAAACGGCACGATGTGCCCCTGCTTGTCCCGAATCCGCAGCGATTCCCTGCAGAACGAAGGATGGTCGTGAAAGCTATCGAGGAGTTTCCGCGCCGCGTTCATTTCGTGGCGCGCTTCTGAATCCGCGCGATGATCCGCTCCACGCGCGCAAGCCTTTCCCTCAGCCGATCAGCCTTGACCCCATCCGGCACCATCGCGCATCTCGTCCGGGTTTTCATTCTGGCTCCCTTGGCTCCTGGCTCCTGGCTTCTCTCTTCGATCAGGCCGCCTTGATCCCGCGCAGCCGGAAGTACTCCTGCATCTTCCCCAGCGCCCGCCGGTGAATCTTGGTCATGGTCTTTTTCCCGATCCCCATCTCCCGGCCGATTTCCACCAGCTCCTCGCCCCCGTAGTAGCGGCTCACCACCACGCGCTCGCGGCCGTCCAGGCACCCCATCGCTTCCGTAGCGGCCTTTTTCTTCTTGGCCGCTTCGAGCATCGCCTCCGGACTCTGCCTGTCGTCCGCGATCTCGATGAACTCCACCTTCAGCTCCAGGTGCGACATCTCCACCCAGTTCCGCCGCCTCACCTGGTCCCACATCGCCCCGCGAACCGCCAGCCGCGCATACGCCGCCAATGTCGTGCCCCACCGCGGATCGAATTTCGCAGCGGCTGCCACCAGTGCCACATGACCCGCGTTCACCAGGTCCCCGCACTCCACCTGCGAAGGTGCCAGCCGTTTGATCGCCGCCGCGTTGCGTGTCACCATCGGCATCGCATCGACGATTAAGACCTCCAGCGCTTTTCGGGCCGCAACCAGCGTCGCCAGGTGCGCCTGCTCC